GGCAAACACAATTTGTTTACGGTGATATGAATGTATCAGTAAAATACAGTAAAAAGAATACTGAAAAGACAAGTGCTGAACTCGAAGTATTAGTAAGAAATGCAATTGCTCAATATTCTGATGATAACCTTGAAGATTTTAATAAGACATTAAGAGTATCAAAACTTTCAGGTATTATTGATAACCTAGACCCAGGTATTGAAAGTAATGAAATTACGGTGTTACCTATTATTGAGTATTCACCTCCAATTAACTTCAATACAAATCCTAAGTTTAGATTTGAAGCTGAATTAGTTAAACCTTATCCTTATAAAGCTGCAAATGGTTTCGTAGATTATAAACCTGCAATTAAATCAACTCCATTTGATGTTGACGGCACTTGTGTATTCTTACAAGATGATGGTCAAGGTAATATAATGTTAATTACTGATGAGATAACAAATCCACAAATTATTAACCCAACAGCAGGAACCGTGGATTATACATCAGGTGAAGTTAGATTAACAAACTTTATAGTAGAAAGTTATACAGGATCTGCTATTAAGTTTACGGCAAAGACAAAAGATAATGATGTTAAGGCACCAAAAGGAAGAGTGTTTATATTAAGAGACACTGATGTTGTAACAACGATGGAACTTCAGGAATTCTCAAGACCGATAGCAACACAGTCGGCAACGAATCCACCTAACACTACAACAACTGCTTCATCATCATCGTATTAATAAGAGAGAAGAGTAATGCCTCAGGGTGATATTGAAAAAAATATTTCGCTTTTTATAAAGCAACAATTTCCTGCGATATACCGTGAGGATGGTCCTGAGCTTGTCAAATTAGTTGAAGAGTATTACAAGTTCTCCGAGACTCAATCAAATCAGCACGTCTATCAACAAAGAAGATACTTTGAAAATAAGGACATTGATACTACATTAGAGAATATGATTATATTCTTTAAGAAAAAGTTTCTTGCTGAACTTCCACTTAAATCTGATATTATAAAGTTTATTGTTAAAAATATTCTTGACTTATATCGTTCGAAAGGTACTGCTCGTGGTATAGAATTATTCTTTGCAATTTTTTATCAAGAGTTCGATATTGAAATAGTATATCCTTCTGAAAAGATGGCCAAGGTTTCTGATTCAGAATGGAGGCAAGGTGTTTATTTACAAATGTTTTCTAATACCGGTAGATTCTTTTCGGAATCTGGAAAGGAATATACTTACTTTGATTTATTATCTCGTAATATTAAAGGGACAACATCAAAAGCAATTGCAGCCGTTCGCTCAGTTAACTTCTTTATCTTAAATGGTATTAAAACGCCTGTCGTTTACCTTGATGATATTAAAGGTAACTTTCAAAAGTTTGAGTACATTGAAACAAAGATAAGCGGTGAGGCAGTAACCTTTGGACAGATTAACGGATCTCTATCAGGATTTACACCTGACACAACGAGTGCAAATTCAGTATTTCAGATAGGAGTAGAAGTAGGTAATGTTTATGATGTTAAACAAAAAGATGGATATGCAGGAAAAGCAATTGTAACAAAAGTTACTAATGATTTAACAGGAAGAATTAATTACGAGATTGCTGATGGAGGATACGGGTACACACTTGAAAATACTCGTTTATTAGTTTCAGATCAATCTCTTATTACTGCTAACGATCCTTTTAGATTTATTGAAGGAGAAAGAGTTCAAGATCAACAAACAAACGCAGGTACTGTAATAGGACAAAATATCGGTGCAGTTGGTTTCAAGATGGATGCAGGAAAGGCGTTCGATATTAATAGCGTTATAACAACAACACGTGGTTCGAACGAAGTTGTAATTACAGTTAATTCTGGTGGTAATGAAATATCTGCAAATAATAGTTCATCACCTGGTTATTTATAACGTTAACATTAATGCTGCTGATTACGGTGCAAGTACTCCGATGTCAGGAACTGCTTCGCCAGTTAATTTATCCACACCACTTAATACCGCATTTGATATTCAAGATCTAACGATTGGTTCTATTGTAGCATTTGAAAATATTAATCCAGGTACTGGATATATTTTTGATGTATTTGCTAAAGCTGAAGATAACACATTTAATATATTTGACCGTAAGAATCAAATTATATCATTCACGTCTCCAGGAGACGCAGGTATATTTTCAATCGGCGATAGAATACAAGAACAAACAACTAATATTAAAGGTGTTGTAAAAGCAGTCAATACTGAAGCAGGAAACATTGTTGTTACTCCATTTGATTATTATGGATTTACCGGAAATAATATTTTTAAAGAAGGTACAGCAACTCAAGTGTTTGATGTGGTTGCAGTTGAGAGAGATTACAATGACGCTGCAAAACCTTTTGGAGAAAACGCAATTATTAATACCGATACTTCATTTGCTATTGGAGTTGTTGAAGAAGTTGCGATTTTACAATCAGGATTTGGATATGTAGATTATTTGAAAGCAGGAAAAACATTAAATGAAATTAATACATTCGCAACAGGGCAAGGCGAATTAAGAGATGCAAATAATGTAATCATTGCACAAGGAACAATTCAAGCTGATAAGCAAGGTGTAACTGCTGGATATTGGGCTGGAGAAAATTCTCATATAAGTGGTTATAAACCAATTGATAGTTCAAATCCAACATTATATTATTATGATTCTGGATCAAGAATTCAAGATAGTGATTACTTCCAAGAATATTCTTATCAAATTAAATCTACATTACCATTACAAGAATACGAAGACTTATTAAGAGAAAATGTTCACCTAGCTGGATCGAAACTATTTGGTGACTTTATATTCAAAGCAAAAATTGATTCTACAATCAGACCAAGATTCTTAAGAATGTTTAATGACCAAGGAACCGGCTCGCCATTAGACCTTGCTGATATAGCAACATTACGTGCATCAGTTACAAACTTTACTTCAGATAGTACATTTGTTTCGGCTGACCACGAACCTGGTGGAACGGGCGGCCTAACCTTAAGTGCAAGTTCAAATTTGAATATATCAAAAAATTGGAGTCAAGGTTTCTTTGAATATGAAATAACAGTACAAATGCCTTCAGCAGGATCGGCTCCTTACCCAGTTGCTATTTTATTACACGGAGCAGGTGGTAATGGTGCAGGTATGATTAGTCAATATACTTCCGTATTACCAGGACACGTATTAATTGCAGTAGACGGTTATGGTGATACATGGAATATTTCAAATGAGACAAGTAACGGTCCTGATATTGAAATGTTAAATGATTTAATTACTAAACTGAAACTTTATAATAATCTTGATGCAACTAAGTTTAGAATTTTAGGATTCTCAAATGGTGGAGCACTTGCATTAAGGGCTGCTGTAGAAATAACTGATTCGGCAGTTGATGTTATTGTATGTGGAGGATCACAAACTAATGACGACCAATACAGAGGTGGTTATTTCTATTATCCAGCAGATGAAGAACTTACAGGTAATGCATATGCTAATGATGGATATGATACAATTAAAAACCCAATACCTCAAAGAAAAATAGTACAATACAATGGAAGAAACGATAATGTTGTTCCTTATAATGGTGGAGCTTTTGTTGGGTTAAACTTTTTGAGCGCTGCAGATAGTGCATTTGCGTTTGCTCAAGCACAAGGATTTTCAGGTAGCCAATCAAGTGGTACATCGTATGGAACCGATTCATTCCTCGTTGATTACGGAGATGTTATATTTTTGAACGATGCAGTAGGACATACAACTTCTGCTGACCATCGAAACCTCATCAATAAATACTTGGAAGATAATTACAATATAACTTATTAATTAAAATAAATATATAAAAATTTTAGGAAAACGCTATGGCCAAGCAAACAATTAATATCGGTGCATCAGCAAATGACGGGACAGGTGATCCGTTAAGGAATGCATTCGATAAAACAAACGACAACTTTAATGAGTTATACCTAGCATTAGGTAGCTCAACGAATCCAATTAATTTATTTGATACGAGTGGAAATATTGATTATTCAAATAGACCAAATAAGATTTCATTTCTATACAGCACAAAAGCAGAACTTGATGCGGTAAATCCAGCAACATATCATGGTTCCGTTGGACATGCTCATAGTGAAGGCGCTTTATATTACGCGCACGGATCTTGGAGAAAACTATTAGCTGATACTTCAGGCGGATCAATTACTAATTACACAGACCCACTTAATACATTTGTATATTCGGCCAATATATTAAATAGCGAAGTTAATGGTTATGTTCTTGGTACAAGTGCAAATGGAAGTTATAGTTGGGTTGAGATGTCAAGCGGTGGAGGTGGTGGTGGTGGATCATCATTTGCTAATACCGATATTGATGCTCATTTAAATACAAGCGGAGCACAAAGTAATGAAGTCTTGTCATGGACAGGTTCAGATTACGATTGGGTTGCACAGTCAGGTGGTGATTCTTTTACAACAGTAGCAGTAGGCGGTGTTAATATACAAGCATCAGGCTCCGATACATTAAATATTGTCGCGGGATCTAATATTACATTAACTGCAAATGCTGTAAGTGATACAGTAACAATTGCATCATCAGGTGGCGGTGGAGGATCGAACAGTGTTAACTTAAATAGTGTTGATGCTGGAATTCTAAATGTTACCGCAGATAGTATTGCATTTATTGATGCTGATGATTCGGGTAATACAAAGAAAGAATCAGTAACAGACTTTGTTGCTATGCTTGCAGGAACAGGCTTAACTGCTTCTTCAGGCCAACTATCAAGTTCAATTACACAATATGCAAACGCCAATGTTGATTCTCATCTTAATGTTTCAGCCGCAAGTAATAATCAAATATTATCTTGGGATGGTTCAGACTATGCTTGGGTTAATGATGCAACTGGTGGAGGTGGTTCTACAACCTTGGCTGCTTTAACTGAAGTTAACACAGCAGATCTTGATGTACACGATATTGCTTTCCCAGCAACAACAGTTCATGTTATAACACCAAACGGAGTAACAGCATGGCGTTCAGATCACTTTGGTACATCAGATAACCCAACACTATATGTTAATGCTGGAGAAACAATTGCATTTGATTTAACATCAGTTACTTCTTCACACCCATTCCAAATTAATACGTCAGGTGGATCTGCATACGATACAGGACTTGTTCATATTGCTCCTGATGGAACAAGAACAACAGGTTCTAGTGCGCAAGGTAAAATAAGCGGTGTATTATATTGGAAAGTACCTGGCAATATAAGCGGAACTTACAAATACATATGTCAAGTTCACTCCGGTCAAATGATTGGTGATATTGTAATTGCTGACCCATCATCTAGTGGAAGCTCAGGCGCTTCGAGAGTTCAAGAAGCAGAAACAACTGGTTCCATTGCAGACGGTGCTTCAGGTTCTGTTCAATATGCAACATTAGGCAAATCATTTGCATTACAAAAAGTTACAGTTGACAAACAATGTTGGGTAAGAATATATTCTGATACATCAGCAAGAACTTCTGATGCAAGTAGAACACAAGGAACAGATCCTGCAGATGGATCAGGTGTTATCGCAGAATTTATTTCAACAACTGCAGGTACTCAAGAGTTTAAAATTACTCCTTCTATTATGGGTTGGCTTGATAATTCAGAAACAGAAGTTCCAGTAGCAATACAAAATAATTCAGGAAGCACAGGAACAGTTACAGTTACTATTGACGCATTAAAGCTTGAGAGCTAATAAATGAGTAAACGTATTCATAACATATTACTTGAGGAAGGAACAGACGAAGCTGCATTTCTTTCAAATGAAGCCGCAGGTATGGAAGTACTAAATAACTTCGATCTGTGGGACGGTTTAATATGCATGAATTTAACAGACCCAGAGGCAGAAATACTTAGAGGAGTTTCTTTTGTTATTGAAGTTGCACCAGAACGACCAGTTGTAGAACATTCATATCCTTCTTCAACAT